CTCCTCCTGTTGCACCAAATGATGATGTCAAACTAAAACTTCTGTCTGCTGTTTGACCTTCAGCATCTGTTGCTCTGATTGTAAAATTATAAGTCGTTGCTGTTGTAGAGCTACCACCAAAGTCAGTTGTTGTTATCACACCTGTTGAACTATTTAAAGAACAATTTGCTTGAGCAGCATTTGTTAACACAGATGTAGTTTCTGAGTAAGTAACAGCACTATCTGAAGTAGCTGATACTGTAGCAACTGTACCAGAAAAATCTCCAGCAATAGTTCCTAAATCTCCAGCAGCAGTATTCCAAGTTGGAGCATCTGATACTGTTAAAATATTACCAGATAATACTGCAAGACCATTAGGATTTTCTATTCTTAATCTGTATTCAGCATCTACTGATAAAGTAAATTGAACAGTTAAAGAAGTAGAATTGCTATATGAAACTGTGTCAGCTGTATACCAAATACCAGTTGAAGGATTTAATGCTTCTACTCTTGGTATGCTTTCAAAGTTAGCACCTGTAATAGTAATGCTTGTTTGAGCATTAGTTATTGTACTAGGTGATATAGAACTAATTGTTGGTTTTGTTTCAGCAACACCAGTTAGATTACTTCCATCAATAGCAGGTAACGTAGCAGGAAATACTGCATCAGGTAATTTAGCAGAACCATCTAATTTAGTTAATTCATCAGCTTGGTTTGCGTCATTAAATACGTCAGATATATCTCGTGCTTTAGTCATATTAAGTTTCTCTTACAATTTTAACATTTTATTAAAGAACCAAAGTATCTGCTTCAGCTTCAGTTAATGCTTCGCCAGAAATCAACTTTGCTTTTGCACTAGCTTTTAATGCTTTGTATTCAGCATCTTTTTGATTAGCAAGAACTGCACTTTCATCAGCTTGTTGATTTTCAGCATTTAAAGCATCAATTTCAGCTTGTGTCATTTCAACTTCTTCAATGCCATTTGGTGTTATTTTTTTATTTTTCATAGATTACTCCTTATTTTTTAAATCCATATAAAGTCATTGTGCCAGATGTAATAGTTCCTGTGCTTGGATAAATTTTCCAACCAGTTAAAGCTGTTGTAGTGATAATGTTAAAGCTTTTTTCTTCTGATACAAAATTATATCTACCCATACCATTATCAGTACTACCACCACGCATAACACAATTAGAATATCCACCATGATTACGTGTTGCTTGAGGATTAGCAAATTCTACTGTTCCATAAAATGAACCACCAGATAAATTTCTATACTGAAATCTGTCATTACTTGACCTTTCGCCACGACCTACTTCAAGTCTATCATCACCACCTGTTGTATAATCAAAAAGTGGTTGGTGTTTATTCTGTTGAAGATAATATCCTACTGTATCAAAGTAATCATTATAGACAGTTTGAACACCATAATAATCATTACTAGAAAGTTCGCCAGAAGATGTTAAGGCTCTTTGTCTTACATAGTTAGTATGACTAAAAACTAAATCTTGATAAACAATTTTATAAAAACCATAAATGTTGTCATTAAAATATCCATCTACTGATAATGATGCACTTGAACTAGCATCAACAGAAGCAAGAACTTCTAAATTACCAGATGCACCAACACCAGATGCAAGTTTAGTCCAGTAAGCAGTATTAACTACACCTAAAGTTTGAGGTGTTTGGTTTGTTGAACTTTGAACTGCAACAAAAGTGTGAGTACCATCTTGAGTAAATTGTACTACATCATTTTTATTGTAAGCAGTTGCACTATCCCAAGTACCTTGATTGGTACTTCCGATTGATGAACCTTTTGCAAAAATATTCCAATAAGTAGTATTGATTGTACCATTAGTTGCAGGGGCTTGGTTAGTTGAAGCTGCTACAGCAACATAAGATGAGGTTTCTCCATTGTCAGTATACTGAACTACATCTTTTGCAGTATAGGCAGTAGCACTAGACCAAGTACCTTTTTGCGTAAATGCAATTTTTCCTATGTCTATTGTAGCCATTATTTTTTTCTCCTATTAATATTTATTTATATTGTTGCGATTAAGTTGCCATTACTGTCTAATGACCAACTAAATCCTGTTGATGCGTAAATGACATCATCAAATGACGCATAGGTAGCTGCATCTATATTATCTGCACCACCATTTGTTGTTGTTACTTGAAGTGTATCTAATACACCATCACTATCTGTATCTGTTAATACAAATCCATAAATTTCTGCTGAACTAGAATTAGAATATTCTAAAGCTGTACCTGCTTGATTAACGACTAAAGCCTGTCCTGCACTTCCTAAAGAAGCAGGTGTGTCTGATAAGTCATTAATTGATGAAGTTGGTGTACTAAATTCTAAAGCTGTTCCACCAGAATTAACTACTAATGTTTGACCAGCACTTCCTAATGAAGTTAAACCTGTTCCACCTTTTGTAGTTGGAACAGTTGGTAATCTATCAGAATTTAAAGTTCCTGATGTAATATTACTAGCATTAATATTTGCAACATTAAATGTTCCATAAGTTACAATATCAACAATATCGCCATTTGATAATGCAGTAGCAAATACAACTGATGTACCAGATGAAACAGTAACATCTGTACCATTAACCATCTTAACACCATTTAGGTATACATCTATAAATCCTGCATCATAAGCTAAAGTATTTCCATTATCATCCACACCTGATACAGAACTTGGAGTTCCAGAAACTGTATAAGTAAATCTTTCAGAAGTTCCATTAACAGAAGAACCTGCATTTTGCCATCCACTAGATCCATATACTTTCATTGTATTTGATGAAGTATCAAACCATAAATCTCCTATAGTAACATTTCCACCAGTAGGTGCAGTTGCACTTATGAAATAAGTATCAGCAAAATTATTAACATCTGTTAAGTTAGAAGCTACTGTATTAACATTAGCAATAGATCCACCAACATTATTAACATTAGCAATATTTGTTGCAACAGTTCCAATATTATCTGATCCAGTTAAATCAGTAGCTACTGTTCCAATATCAGTTGCATCATTTGCTACAGCAGTTACATCTGTATCTATATTTGCAACACTTGTTACATCTGCTGATATACCAGCTACTGTAGAAATATCTGATTCGTTTCCTGCAACAGCAGTTATGTTAGAATCATTATTTGCAACAGTTGTAATATCTGAGCTTATAGAAGCTACAGTTGTTACTTCAGTTGCTTTAGGTACTAATCTATGAAAAGTATAAGTATGAAGGGTAGTAGTTGTTTCTACTAATAAACCATAACCAGCAGTTAAAACTGTAGATCCACATCCAGTAATTGTTACTGTATTTGATCCAGAACCATTAGCTATAGTTACAGTTCCAGCTGTTGGAGTTCTTGTAGTTCCAATAGTTGAAACACTAACAATAGTTCCTGTTCCATTATTAACATCTGGGTTAGCTGTTGGAAAACTTGTTTCATTAGCAACAGGTACAAATCCACCTACATCATCAACAAGATCTACAACTCTATTATCAATAGCAGCAGTAGTAGCTACATATGAATCAGAAGCACTCCAAGTATCTCCTGAAGATATAGTTTCAGAACTATCTTGTCTAAAGTATCTTGCATCAGAAGCTGATGTCGTAAAGAATGTAGTATCATCTGGTGTATGTGCTGAATGTTCAGCATTAGTTACAATAACAGCATCTGCTATTTTATCAGCAGTTACTGCATCATCATTAATTTTAGCTGTAGTTATATTGCTATCAGCTATTTTAGCAGTTGTAATTTGATCATCTGCAATATGAGCTGTATCAATAGATCCATCTACATAGTGTTCAGAATCTATACTATCATCTGCAATTTTAGATCCATCAATAGCATCAGCTGCTATCTTACCTGATGTAACATTTAAATCTGCAATCTTTGCTGTTGTTACATTGGCATCTGTAATCTTTGCAGTAGTAATTGCACTATCTGCTATTTTAGTTGTGCTTACAGCACTATCAACAATTTTAGCTGTTGTAACTGAATCTGTTTGTAAGTTAGATGCAGCAATAGCATTACTTGCTATTTTAGCATTAGTAACATTTGCATCTGCGATTTTAACTGTAGTAACACTACCATCTGCTAATGTTGCACTTGTAATAATTCCTTCTGGAATAGAAGTATTAGTAGCTGAAAGTCCACCAATATAAATAGTTAAAGATTCATTAGATAAAGATCCTGAATCCCAAGTTACATTAACTGTAGTATCTGTTGAAAAAGTTGAAGAACTAATTGTTCCATAGATTGTTCCAGTAGTAGATCCTACTGCTTTAACTCTACGATTAGCATGATAAATAGAAGTTACATCTATACCAGCAACAGTAAATGAAGTAGCACTAGCATAAGCTAATGTATGAGCTCCATCTCCATCACCATAAATTACCCATTGAGAATCATTATACCATTCTCTAGTATTAACCATTAATGCTCTAATAGCATTATTAAGTTGAGAAGGTAGCATTCCTTCTGCAACACTTATACCATTTAGATCTGAGTTATTTAAATTAGTTGTTGAATAGTCTTTTATACCTGCCATTTAGTCTCCCATAAACCAAGCATATGCTTTATTGTTTTCTTGATTCTTTTCATTAATAAGTGTGTTTATAGCTTCTTCAATTTGTCTTTGGAAAAACTCTTGAGTTTCAAAACTATATCTTACGTTATCAACGTCTGTTCTATCTGTCATCTTAATCCTGCTCTTGATGCAACTAGATCAATACCTTGAGCATCTGACCAAGCTACACCACTAGGTGTTTTAACATTAATTTTAACATATCTTCCAGATTGTCTTACTGGATTAATACCAGTTGAGTTCATAGATATTTCACTAGACTCATTAACATTATCTGCAAGTCTGTCTCTAGTTTTAATAGTAACACTTGCTTGTGCATCTACTATTGGTCTAATAGATTGTATATTACTTCTAAAACCAGGAAACAATTCAACTTCACTTGTTTCTATTTCTCCTTGATTTGCAGTACCAGAAAAAATAGCTGCTTTGTATTCGTTATCTATTGCACCAAGTAATAATTGTCCACCTGACCAAAAATCTGTATCTAATGCAATATTAATCTGATCTAAGTTTTGAGATATAATATCCATTAGCTCAACTGTATAAGCTCCTACAAATTGAGAAAATATTGTACTAGCATTTGTATTTGCTAAAGACCATTTTTTTGTTGCATAGTTATAAATTAATATTCTATCACAAATACCAGTTGTATTACTAGTATTATTTGAACTAGGATATAACCATAATGCTAACTGGTTAAATGGATCAACAGCAGCACAAACTCTATCTGCAAATGCTTTGTTTAAATCTGTATCAAAAAATCTGTTTACTTTTTCTGCACCAATAGAAATAACTTGATCTCCATTAATTTCAAAAAAACCATCATCAGCATAAAAGAATACACGTCTGTTATCCTGACATACTGTTCTACCATATACAGCTCCTCTATTAGGAGATATAACTGATAGTCTAAATACTGTTGCACCACCAACATAGTCCATTCGGATTATTTGGTTTTGTCTAAATACATAACCGATCTCTCCAGAAGTTATATGTACTATCTGTCCACCAGAACCTGGAAGGTCTTGTGAATCTGATTGTTTAGTACCAGGAGTCCATTCTGAAATATCGTTAATTCCTGACCATTGTATTGTGTTAGATCCTGTTGTCAAGTTACCAGTAATTAAAAAATCCCTAACTACACCTGAAACTCTAAAATTAGGAACACCTGATCCTAATGAAGATAAATCAGCAAAATTAGTAGATGTACCCATTAAAAAATATTGAGGTAAATCTACACCATTTGAAGCTATTACATAATTACCAAACTGAGTAAATGTCCAAAAGTCATCATTAACTCCAGTTAAAGATCCTTTTCTAGAAGTAAATACACCACCATCTAGTTGATAAATATCTGTATTAGTAGCTACAAAGTTATAAACATTGTTAGCATTATCTCTAAAAGATCCAGCTCCTCTTGAGTCTGTACCAATATCATTGGTAGAATAGTTTACCAATGAAGGAAATCTCTTATAAGAATTAAGAGCATAATAAACATTAGTTGCTACATTAGCACCAGGATTTAAATGTTCTGGTTGATCTGGTAGCCATTCTCCAAAAGGTATTTGCATAATTATTTTCTTCTA